TACCTATGGAGGGTTAACAAATGAACACTGAGTGCAAAGTATTCGATGCGTTGAAGATGAGTAACGAAAAAGAATCGGAGATTTATGGCGGAAATTTATATGACGTAATCGTTTACCAATTAACCTATTGCAAAATGGACATTGAAACGGGTGACTATCTGCGTGATAAGAATGGTAAGGTCATTGAGTTCTATGTTCCTGATGAAGATTGTTCATCCATAGCAGAATCGGTGGACATTAGTGAATTAGTGGAAAGGGATTGGTGAAAAAATGAACCGTGAAGAAAAGCTAAAAAAAGCTAGATTTTATTTTAAGGCCAGCAAATTTTACTCTATTGGGATGCCTACTGCTGGCATCAAGCAATCAAAAAATTGGTCAAGAAAGTATGAAAACATCGTTGCATCCTTAGAACCACCAATAACTCAAACTGAGCTTAATTTGATTCCAACAAACAAACCGTTTTAATTAATAACCTATGGAGGATCACACTTCCGAGGAAATGCACAAAGATTTGAACAACATTTTATCAACTGTTAAACCAGAGTAATTTAAGGGAGGTAACAGGATGGGTTGGAGAGAAGATAACGAGGCCAATGGGTGTGCAAATTACAACCCAGTCGAGCGCAAAAAATATGACAAATATTATGAGCCGTGCAGATTGAAGATGAATCTCTCAGGGATTAAAGATGCCATAATGGGCGGCAAAAAAGTTTGTTGGAAAAGCGAGCTTTACGTTGTTGAGTGGTGGTCTAAAAGTGAAGGCTTGTTCGTTCGTTGTGTTGACAACGATTATTGCACTGGGCTCGGCAAAGATGAGGCGGCTGATTGCTTCATTCCAAAGTGTGGTGAGGGCGGTCTTCGGGATTACGCAAATGATTATGAAGGGGGCATAAAATGTTAATTAGTAAACCAGCAAGAATTTACACAAGCGTTGCAAAAGCTAGTACAGAATTGTTTTATAGATAACTTAGGAGGATCAAAGTATGAAAATATTATTTAAAGACCTAGAAATAGGCGATAGATTTACCCACAACGGTAGACCTTACATCAAAAAGAGTAAACTAACGGCTTATGATATTCATCCCAAAGCCGTAAGGCCCTATAATTTCATATCCAGGAAAACAATAGTCAAGCCAATATTAGGAGGTTTAGCGAATGAAAATAACTGATACACTAGCCATAGCCTTAGCCAAAGCCATTACTTGCGAAAGTGAAGCCGAAAGCAAGGCCCATATCGAACTAGCCGAAAACCTAGCTTCTGAGTTAGATTCTGAGACACTAGAAGAATGTAAAATTTTGGCAAGTAAGATAGCTGCAATCCATGACATACGAAAACTTAAAGAGGGTACAAAAAATGAAAATATTACTTATCACTAGCGTTTTACTATTAACCGCATGCTCTGAGAATGAAGTAAAGCCAGTCATGCCAGAAAAAAACGAACCAATACCAGTCGAGCAGGTCATAGAACAAGCAATTGAGATAGATCAGGCAATTGCTGAGCCTGAGCCTATTCAGGAATCTGAACCCGTTGAACTGGTTGAGGTTGTTGAAGAACCTGAAGCAGATGAAGTCACTGAAGAACCTGAGGTTGATCAACCAGTGACCGAGGTGGTCGAAAATGAAACAGAGTGATCTTAATTATATTTTATTATCACTTATACTGGTTTATTTTTTGATTGTATCAACATAAAATGCCGATCTTTCGTTAAATCTCCAGAAAATATTAAGCCCTTATTCCCCTTAAGGGCTTTTTTTTGGATCTAAAACTATTGCTCTATAATCCTGTAAACCCTTACCTCTATTAAATTGGGTTATTAATCCAGTTTTTTTGTTTTTTCTCCATATTGAAGCATCAGCTTTCCCGTAAGCTGGTTCGATTTCAATTATAGGAAAAAGGTCTTGTTGTAATTCTTTGCGCCAAATATTAATTTTTCTGTTACGTCTTATGCCGCCATTTACAATGTTCACACATTTATAACCCAATTTAGGCCAGAATTTATTTGCGTCTATATCAAAACCGCATCTAAGTGTAATACTGTAGGCTCCTTCAGCATAGTTTTCTAACGCATCTACCAAACAAGCTCCGTATTTTTGCAATCTAGCATCATATTGAATACAAACTTGATGACATTTAACATCTTTACCCAAAGCTCCAGCATAAATATAACCGCATGGCTCGTTATTTAGTAAAGATAAAAAAATTCTACCTTTTTGTATTTCTCTTTCAAATACTTGTTTTGGATAAAAAGATAATTGTTCAGCGTTTACTTTTTGTAATTTATCAACATACGTGAGCATATCTGCATGTTGTTGAACAATTTGAAAATCTATAGCCATAATTATTTAGTCCATTTATCGGGCCAAGGAGGACAAGGGAACCCGTTAGACACTAGCCATCTGTGTAAAATAGTGTATATTTCATCGTGTTGAGTAATGTTTAAATCCTCAGTAAATGACTTCTTAACCATTGCTTGTTGTAATGGTCGCCAAAGATTCTCTTTACAGGTTTCTAAGTTCCAAGGTCTTTCAATACCTTCTCTGAGTGCCTCAAACACTATTCTTTGATCAAAGCCACCATCGTTGAGCTCATCGGCAAGTAATCGCAACCAAACGTGAAAACTATCTCTTTGCGCTTTGGTCTTTGGCTTTTCGGCTTTAGACTTAGGCTCAATGGTAACGATCCAGCCATCATCTGATTCTGGCCATTCACTATTAACAATCTTGGCTAGTGTTTGACCTCTGTTATCAATTTCAATCTTCATAACCTTGCTCTTTAAGGTATTCAAGAAATCCTGGCGTACAATTCGTACACGATAATTCAGCTTCAGAAAGTGGCTTTTCCTTCAAATTTACCAGATAGTGCAATATCTTTTTATGTGAAATTCCTACATAATCGGCAATATCATAAACAGACATATTCTTGTTTATCCACAAATCTAAAACCCTTCTCTGAATGTCCTTGTTCATAAATCAACCGTGTTGGCTTCTAATGGCATGGCACGTCCCTCATAAGAAGTAAATTGAAAAGAATCTTTCTGGTAATAAAGACCTAGATTGAAGTCAGTTCCGTCCTGCCTATTCTTCACACAACGTAAGAAAACATCAGGCTGATCAATCAAATCCTGATCAAAAGGATGATCATTGTCACGTAATTGTATTTGCGATTCTTTGGCTTTGTTACGATGAACGATGAACACTTTATCAGCTAGGTCACTAATCTCACCAGCACCACGAATACTAAATTTATTACCAGCTTCAGTTTCGTCAGATCCCTTTCTCATATGGCATACTAAATGAATGTGGAGATTGTGCATCTTGGCCGCTGCTCTCAACTGATTCACAAACTCAGCCTGCTGGCCATAATCTTCTCGGCCTACACCGCACATGGTCAGACTATCAATAACAAGGTGATCTATGTCCAATTCACTGCCTGCGTAGTGTACTAAACCAAGCACTCGTTCCTGTGGGACCTTATCTAAGCAATCGTATATGTACCCATTTTCTGAGCTTCTATTTAGCCACTCTAGTGCAAACTCTTTAGATGGCTTACATCCAGCCGCTTGGCTACTCATCCAAAGCAATGTTTCCTCTGGCTTCATTTCCATACTTGCAATAAGAACGCGCCTACCTCTAGCAAGAAGCCAAGTCATTACGCAAGATAATAAAGCTGTCTTTCCATGGCCATTGATACCTGACCAAATACTTAGCTGTGCTTGGCCTAGCCTTACAGCGTTATGTGTCTTGAACCAGGGAAGTTTATCACCCACAAGACCATGGCCTTTGCTAATATGCTCTAGCAGTCTTTCTCCGTAGGAGTCAAAGCTTCCTACTTCTTGAGATTCCTGCTTACCAATAAAACTTAGTAGCTCTTCATCAGTTAAATCTATCTTATTCAAATCCATACCTCCGTTGGCTTTGTTTTAATATCACCCTTTTTAATTGTCAGCACATCCCATTTATCTCTAAGCTTTTTTGGACTCAAAATATTAGATTTCCAAAAATCATCACTATTTGCGTACTTGAATAACGCTAAGATGTCATGGTGGCTGCGATTGTCTTGTTCTCTCATTAATCGTACATCATTTGCCCAGACATCAAACTTAGGCTCTTTATGATTAGGATTGATATTTCTAATCAAATTGTAGATGGATTTAGCTATATTCATATCACCATCTTCATAGCGTAGGTTCTTTTTAGGTTCCTTTTTAGGTTTGTGTACCGTTTTTGGGACTTTAAAAGTACCGTTATTGGGACTTTCGTAAGTACCGTTTTTGGGACTTATGTTAAGGCAGTACATGTTTGATGAGCCATACACCTTTTTTCT